TGACCACGGAACTCGGTCATAATCTTGTCCATCACGCCTTTGACGCTCTCGCCGTTGAAGCTGTCGTAGATGGCCGAGGTGAGGAATCCACGCACGTTACGGGCCATGGCCACGAAGTCCTTCACGGACGCCCTCAGACTCGCCAGGTTGCGGCCGAACTCAGACGCTTCGGACTGACCGATCAGGTAGAGTTCATCGCGGGTCTCGGGGCTGAATGCCTCGGATGCTCCGAAGTGGTTGCGGAGCGACTGGATCAACTCTGCGATGGTATCGCTGCGACCATCAGCCTTGGCTTTGGCGATCTTCTTTTTGGCGACCTCGATCAGCTTTCTTCCAGCATCCTCCTGGTCAACCCCATCGACAGGCGCGAACAAGGCGTCGCCCACCTGGCGGAACTTCACTCCTGCCTCATTGAACGCATCAACTGCCAGCTGGAAGCCAGCGTTCTGCACCTCGGGAGTCCGGGATCGGCGCCCAGCAACCGTATCCTCGTATGCGCCACGTTTGGTGGTCACAGGTTGGCCGGGCGTGGTGTAGATCATACCGAAGTCGGTAGCCGCACGCTCCGGAATGGTGGCTACATCGGCGATAACCTCCGGCGTGGGTTCAGCTGTCGATCCTTGAGCGCGGTCCCAGGCGTACTGCAATGCCGGGCTGAGCTTCAGCTGTAAGCCAGCCGCCCACCGGGATGCGCTCTGAATACCGGAACGGATCGCGGCGGAGGCGAGCTTGGTAAGAGCTTCGAGAACCCGGCGCGCAGACTCCTCGGGCGTCGGTCCGTCGGTGATGCCGGCCTTGGGAGTGATGGACTCGACGAACTGGGCGATCGCGTCCGAGGCTTCGGCGACGGCGGAGCCAAAATCCATCTTCATCTGCGCCTTATCCTGGGCAGCCTTAGCCTCGGCAGCGGCGCGGGCCTCGGCTTGGGCTTTTTCTCGCCTGGCCTCAACATCAATCCCCTCTTCGCCAGTAAGCGTGATCTGCTCAGCTTGCGTGCTAGCGAGAAGGTCGCCCTGGTTTTCTTTTTCTGTAAGGCGTGGTCTGCGTGGGCCTGGTCCGGTTTCTCCGGGGCCGCCGCCTGAAGGCCCACCTTGATTAGGCGGTCGATCAACAAACAGCGTGTCGTATTCCGTCAGCTGCTGAACGCCGAATTTTTCGCCATCGCGAATCGTGTAGCCTCCCTCTGGAGTGACAGCTGTAACCTCGAATTGCTCACCTTGGACCGAAAACTTGTCTCCCAGCGCAAGGCTTCCAACTGAGATTTGAACAGGCCCGTCCGGCTCGCCGGCGCGCTGCATCCCTTCTGTCTGGGCATCAACGAAGGCTTCATCTTGCGCCTGCAAGAACGCGTCCAAGCCCATCGCTTCTTCGGCTCCAGCGGCTGCTGCTTTGGCTTCCTTGCGCGCCTCGGCAGTGTCGCCTTCACGCCCGCGTGCTGCCTTCTCTATCTCGGCCCAGAACTCCGCAACCGTCATATCTCCGTACTTGCCAGGGTTTTCCATGGCGAGTTCCTGAAGCAACACGTCGGGCTGGTTCCGGCTGGCGGTTCCACGCGACCTGCCTGCGAAGATTTTGTTGAAGAACGGCTTCAGCCTCGGAGCGTCATCATAGAGGCTCTTGATCGCATCTAGTCGGCCCTCCTTCTCGGCCTGCGACCTGGACATGACGCCGCCCAGATTGATGATGTCATCCAGGATGTCGGCTCGGAACGTCCATTCGCGGGCTTTCTTGGCCTTCGGTGCGGCTGCTGGAGCGGGAGTGGCAGCCGGGGGCGCAACCTTAGGCTCCTCCTTCGTCAGGTCCTTCTTAGCTGCCTCGGCAGCATTGGCCTCGGAGAACGACTCATCCTCGAAATTGAAGTCCCGAATGCTTGTAGCGGTAGTCCCCACCTCTCCTTGAACCAGCGCGCCCATGTCCCTCATGCGGCCACCAACGCGGGTCGCCAGCTCCCGCTCAAACGGAATGTTGTCTGCAAAGAGCCACATCATCTGGGCTTTACCCCTGAGTCCGTAGCGCGCAGACCGTAGCGAAACCTGCTCAACTTGAGATGCGGTCCAAGGCAGGTTGACGTTGATCTGCGTCGTCGGATGCTCTCCGGTCTTGTCGTGCAGTGACAGACCGGTGCCACCCTTGGCCATCGTAGCTACCAGGACCATCGGCCTGGTACCGCGCCAGAGTTCGAGATTCTTCTGAGCCCGCGCATCTGACACTGAGCCCGTGAAGATCGCGACATCGTTGGCCCCAATCTCGTTTTTGATCACGTCTTCCGCAGACGGTATCGAGATCACGGTCGTACCGAGGCGGTCCATCGTGGCCTCCAGCACATTGATGATTCCATCCGACAGCAATCCTTCGTAATCCGAACGCTTCGGCCTCTCGCCTCCCATCATTTCTGCCAAGGCTTTGGCGCGCTTGAATTGTTCTTGAAGCCTTCGCTGCTCTTCGATGTCGATACTTCTCTCGGCTTTGGTCTCAACGAAGATGATCGGCCATCTTTTGGCGCTCAGGGCGCGACGCGCCTCTCCGATTGCATTCCGAATCTTGGATGCTTCCAGCAGGCGCTTCTTGTAGTTGATGATCCACATCTTTTCGGTGCCATCGAGGGAGCTCTTTTGCGCCTCGGCTTCAGCCGCAAACGCATTGTAGGTGTTGGTCCATTCTTCATCCCCTTTGATGGGCACCAGACGCGAATCAACTTGATCCGCCGGCAGCCGGGTCTTTCGGGCCGTGAAGATGCCCTCCTTGCGGAAGAAATTTCTGGCCGCAATTTGATCCTGCTCGTTGGTTTTGGTCGGAAGCCAAACGGTTCTGGCTATCTGCCCGTCTTTACCTCTGTACGGAGTTGCTCCGTAGGCCGCAGCGAACTGTTTGTAATCACCGTTGAACGAATCAAAGATCCCAGTATTCAGCAGGTAGGCTGTCTGAGTCGGGTTCTCGAACGGCGTTGCGGTTGAGAAAACGGGAAATCCGGTTTGCTGGATCCAGTCTTGAGCTTTCTTGGCCTGCTCTGATCCGCTTCCAGTCAGGTTCTTGATCGCGTGAGCCTCGTCGAAAATCAGCACGTCGGATTCTTCGGCTGGCAATTCCTTCATCTCAGAGTACGTGATGAATCGCACGTCCCCGATTCCGTAATCCTTCAAATCCTGATTGATCTGCTTGATCAACCCCTTATTGAGGGTCACGTAGATGATCTTTTTGGCACCGCGCTTTCGCATTTCGCGGATACCAGCGCCTAGCACATAGGTCTTTCCCGTTCCAGGTGCGCTGGAAAGCATGAAGAACGGCCGGGTGTCTCGTTCCGCAAACGCTCGCACTATCATGGCCGCGTCTTCAATCTGCTCATCTCCAACGATCCTTGGAATCCCAAACGCTTCACCTTGGCGGATAAGCCCCTGGGTCTCTACGCCAAGATAGTTGTCAACGCCTCCCTCCAGTCCGCTTCGGTCGGGCCGGTTGTCAGCATTCTCTCGGAGTTTTCGGAGTTCAACATCACGGGAATAAGCCGGGCCACTACTTCTTTGTCCGCCAGCAGCTCCCGAATCAGCTCTTGATCGCTCGATAAACTGCCCAAGACCGGCGGCAGAGATTGTGTAGGTGCGGCTGTCCTTGGAATATCTTCCTCCAGCGGCACGGAGGTCGTCTTGGCGGTCGTAAGTCTTGCCCCGGAGGGTGATGCTACCATCCGGGTTCTGTTGAGCTGTGATTTTGAGGCCGGCAAGGATAGCTTGGTTTTCATCGGTAAGGATTGCTTCGGCTTTCGCTTTCTCTTCTGTGACTGCGTTTTGGTATTCCGGCAGCGAGCTGATGTAGTCGCCAACCTGGCGCGTGCGTGATCCTGGCGCGGCACTCCTGGTGCTTCTGACCAGCCATGCGGCGTAGTCTGGCTGCTGCGCAAGGAGGTCTTTGACCAGGAGGTTGGAATGTTTTCCGAATCCAACGGTTTGGTTGGCGAGCGGGTTTTGAGGTGACGGGGCGGGCGCGGGCCGAGGTGCGGGGGTTGGTTTGGGTGCAGCTGGCGCAGCGGCCGGCGCAGCAGCCGGCGCAGGAACCAGCGCGGCTCGCAAGGCTTTGATGGTTCCAACGGGATCTACCTTTAAACCGCTGTTAACACCGCTCATCTGGCCACTATCCATCCGCCTTCCGATTTCAGATTGAGCGAACCTTTCTGGGGTTAGGCGGCCTCGTTCTGCTTGGAATTGAAGGGCCTCCAAGTCGAAGTCTGCGTCTTCGTATGAGAGCGGGCTTAATCCGTAATTCGGAGCCTCCGTGATCGTGTATCGGAAATCAGGCGCCGCCTTGAACGGGGTTGGCTCCTGTGACGCGGCGGGCGCCTCAGTCGTCACTGGCACGAACGCCGGTTGTATCCCCGCAGTCGTGTCAACCTTGACCCATCCGTTCGTATCATCGAACTGGAATCCGGCATTTTGCAGCTGGCGAATGCGAAGAACATAATCCTCGAAACGGGTTATTTCTTCTTCATTGAGAATATCGGTAGCATCACCCTCTCCGATAGCATTAACCATTGCAAGGTACTCCTGCGTATCCTCAATGCTTAGCGGCTGGACTTCAGTAGCGGCGGCGGTAGCAGCAGGGGTTCCAGCAGCGGCAGCAGGCGCTTCCGCAACAGCCGGCTCAGAGAGACCTAGTCGGCTATGTAGCCCACGTAATTCCTCAAGCTCGTCAGGCTGGATGGTGCCAGAAGAGGCTTTGTTCCGGAGATCGCCCAAGCGGACTACGTCAATCAGCGGGACTCCGGGAGTTTCCTCTTCACCTACGTCGGTCTCCAGAGCCATGTCTGGAATCTTGGCTTCTTCCCCAGGAGCGCCACCAGTCACAGGCGGCGGCGTGATGTTAATCGGCCCGGACGGAGCACCGCCGGAGTTGATTCCGGCGAGGGTGGCTGTGGCGTTGGGGAGCGGAATGTTAGGATCGCCACCGATAGCAGCGACGCCAGCTGCTTGGCGGTCGATGATCTCCTGAAGACGTTGCCCTCCAGGTGCAGGTCCTTCGACGAGGCGTTGCTCCTGGATCTGGGCCATTCTGCGGCCGCGAGCCAGCTTCCCGAACCCTCCAATGGTTCCGCCAACCAGAGCGCCAACACCGCCCCCAACGGTTCCGGATTCGTACAAACCTTCTCCAATTTGCTGCTCCGGGTTGTAGACCTCCCTGGCAACCAGGTTGCTCAGCAACTGCTCCGAAGTCTCCTGCGCAGCTTCCTCAAGTCCGGTTCGTAGAGTCTCGCGAATTACGCGTTTTCCGGCCTGCCCCGTGAAAGCGCGGCCCAGCGCGGGCACGGCTCCGACGGCGCGTTCAGTGAGTGCCCCGATCGGTGCAGTGTAAATCACGGCCTGAGCCTGTTTGACAGGCTTCTCTGCCCTGAGTCGATCCGCTTCAGCCGCGTCACCCTTGGCCAACGCGTCAGCAATGCGCACGTCGTAGACTTGGCCAGCACGTTGCGCCTGGTCTTCACCGGCGCTGAGTCCGTATGTCAGAGGTCCGATGCCTGGAATCGCTGAAACAGGAAGGGATCCAACACCGCTCGCCAACTGCGTGAGGTAGTCGTCCTGGCGCAGCGGGTTAATCGGGAACGCTTCTTCCGCGCCACGTTGGAGCGCCTGCCCCATCTGGAATGTCGGGCTGGCTTCCAGTTCAGCAGCACGCGCCTGGATAACCTCGGGCGGGACTTCTTTGGTCCGCTTCTGCCAATCAGCAAGCCTGCGTTCGTAGGCTGCCATTCCGGCGGGGCTCTCCGCTTGGGCAGCGGTCATCACCGGGGGCGGCTCTTCGAGGCCTGCACGCGTCAGGCCCATCATCGCACCGCCGACCATGCGGCCACCTTCCCGCATCAGCGCGGATCCAGCGGCGGGCAGCGCGCCTTGCCGAAGGGTTTGCGAGAACTCCAACAGTTGGTTTTCGCCGATCCGGTCATCAACCTCAACCAGACCAACCCCTTCGATGTCAACGATGCGTGGCATAGGCTACTTCAGTGGCGCGTATCCTGCACCAAACGGAGCGTTCGGGTCATAGAAAATTCGTCCAACTGGAGCGGCATTTGTGCCTGCGCCGGCAGGAGGGGGCGTGATCTGCTTTGCTTTGTAATCGGCAAATTCCTCCTTGCTCATCTTGATTGTCTCCAGCGGCTTTCCTTCTTCGTCGCGAATCGTGACGGTGATTGGACGGTCAACCTTGGTGGGCGTTTCCGCTTTTGGACGCCGCATAATACCTTTCCTGCCGGCAATCGTCATCGGGATCATTCCTGGGGGAGCTTCAACGCTGGCGGGTTGAGCAACCGGTCCAGCGCCCGACAAAATATCGAAGATGTTAGCCGCTCCCTGTCCTGTGATTGAAGGTTCAAGATCAGCTGGAATTTGAGGCGTTTCTCCGCCTGGGAAAAACCCTTGCGAAGCCAGAATGCGAGTCAGCTGTCGATCATCGCTCGCTTTTTGGACAATGCCCTTAGTCTTTCCCTGAAGGTACGACTTTGATTTTCGATCTTCTTCGGAAATTATCAGGCCAGGGATCGCTTCTCCCATTATTTCCGCAAACCCGGCTGTCTCCAGAAGCTGATCTTTACTGCCACCTTCTTCCTGCGCTGCGGCCGATCCAACAATGTCGATCGAGCCGTCAGGATTGCGTTTCAAGAACCTGCCGAACTTGGTCGCCAGTCCCTCTTCGCGAAGTTTTGCGTTCAGAACCGCCGCCTCACGCCGCTGGTCAACGAGATCCTGATAATACCTCTCGCGCACCCGCGCCTCTTCAGCACGCTGCGCAATCGCGTCCTGGCGCGCCTGACGCTGATTCGCCAGCTGCACGCCTTGAAGGTACGACTGCCCGATGTTTTCGAGTCCTGAGAAGGGGTTTGCCATAAATTAGCCCATGAGCTTGCGTTGAGTAGAGACCAGATCGCTTTCGCCACCGCTACCGGCGCGACTCTGCGCTCCCAGCTGCGCAAATCCAAGGTTCGTCAATCCGGATCCAAGTGATCCAAATGCTTGCCCGGCAATTCCAGTTGCGCTCGGCATACCTGCAACACCAAGGAGCGCCTGCTGTTGTGCGCTGCGTTCACCACCGCGCAATGCGGCAATCTGCTGTGGCGTGAACTCGTAGTTTGCCAGCGGAGCCAGTGGTGTGGTTCCAAGGATGTTGGCGAACTGTTGATTGCCGATGTTTGCGAAGTCCAAGCTGGTTCGTCCGAGGTCCCGGGCAACGAGGTTTCTGCCAGCTGCGCTTCCAGCATATCCGCCCTGAAGAGCTTGGCCGGCTGCTTTGCGTTGAACCTGCGCCGCGACATCAGGCGGCAGTTCCCCTCGAAGCAGTGCTAGCGCGTTCTGAGTACGCTGCGCTTGGCCCTCTTGATAACCAGGTATCTGTATGCCAAGCGACTCCAGCAGCTGGGCGCGGTTGAACGCGTTACGCTCGGCCTCCATCTCGCGGGCACGAGGGGCATAGAGAGCGGATTCCCCAAGCGCTGTCCCAACATTCAAACCAGGAAGGTTTGCGGCATCGCGGGCCTGCCGGCGCCCCGCGCTCGCAGACGATGCCTGCATTGCTGCGCCCGCCGCTGATCCAACGGTCCCAAGTGCTACTGCTGTTCCTACCCAAGACATAGTAAATATTTGTTATTCCTCACGTAAGTGAGGTCGTTGCGTATCTCTTCGTGATCTTTCTTGTTCTGAGGATTTGGATGGACTGTCACCCAGACCGTATCCTCTTGAATCAAAATTGCCCTCCGCGTTTGCGGTAGGGTGATTCCGTACATCGGCGCCGTGTACGTAACCAGTCCCTCGGTTTCACTGATCACCGTGAGCTTTCCTTGAAGCAGGAAAAACGGGTGATCGAACTTGTGAATACGACTGGTGATGATTGATCCAGCTGGCGCAAAGATTTCACGCACGTACAACCCCTCTGGGTAAGTATGGTTGAGCGGGCACTCGATCTGCGGCTTGTCCGAGACAAACGCTTCCCAACGATCCAGTCGATCGTCGAGCGGAACGTCTGCGTCGGTCAGAAATTCCAACCACGTCACCGGCTGCACTACAACTGGAAGCTCTTCGGTCATCAGATAAATCCACCGAAGATGAATTCAGTCTTGGCCGATCCGAACGGCTGCACGTTGATCACGCTGCGCTCGTTGGGGCTGTAGGCCTCGAGTTCGTTTCTGAGGGATCGCAGTGACAACTGGATCTCGCGTTCAGCCTCGGTGTATTGATTCCGGTCCTCCTTCTGGATGGCCTTCATCATGTGCTTGATGGCTTGGAGGTTGCCGATAAACAGCCAATCGGAGTCAACGATGGCCGGGATGAACTCCAGGCGAACGATCGCTTCGACAACCGTGTTGGTACATTCCTCATCTGGAGGAACGCATCCGTCGCCGTGGTCGATGCAGTCGTTCTGAGCTTCCGCGTTGCACCCGGAGGTTCCGCCGCAAACCTCGGGCATCCCGATCAGGTACGTGCGACGGTACTCAGGGTTTTCTTCGCTGGGACCCCAGACGGCCACCTGTGTAGAAATCGTCGTGGTAGGGTTGTAGGCAACGATCGTGACGCGTCCTTGAGTCAGCGGCTTCTGGGCACCATTGAGACCCGGCTGCTTGAACAGGTTCGTAGTCTCAACGAACGGCGTGATAGCAGGGTTCGGCAACGTGACGTACTCGCCCCAGACGTACTCGCCGCTCACCGTATCCAGCGTGCGGATCTCCTCGTTGGTCACGGGATCTATGCCCTGAAGCAGGATACGTTTGCCGGCATCGGCCGTCAGAGACGGGTACACCCGGAACTTGCAGCTGCCTACTGAGTCCCGAAACTGGGTCACCATACCGCGATCCAACAGCTGGTCTTGCTCGCAGCCCTCACGGCCGCAACCGGTGCGCGGCGCCCGTTCGTCGGTCTGGAACTCGTACCACTGGTTCTGGATCGGGATGTTGTACCCGCAGACGTTCATCGCCTCGATCGTCTTAACCTCGCGAGGCCAAGTGATGCAGCCGGCGGTGACGCAGATGCGGAGCTTCTTGTACGTGCCCCACCACTTGCCCATGTCGGCAAGCCGCGCTTGAGCCTCGTTCAGCAGCTGGACGAAACGCTCGTCGCAGGTGGCCAGACCAACAGCCTGTGCGATCGTGGAGTTCTTGGCTTGGGCGAGGGTTTTTCTCATGGCGGGGTGTAGAGGGGATTCAGAGCCGTCGCGTAGACCTTGATTCCGTAGTCAGCGGGAACCATCAAAGCAGATACAAAGAAGAGTGTCGGAAAGAGATCGTTTGCCGGTGGAGCTAACGTCGGAAGCTGGCACCAAACATTGACGTTGCTGGCATTGGCAACGGTGAGAAAATTCGGAGCACCATTCGGAACGCCGCCCTGATGAACCATCATTGCAGCGTCAATTTCTTCTCCTGAGTACCAAGTGAAAACCTTTCCTGACGAACTGGTCCAAGCAACACTTCCGGCCGCAGTTCGCTTGATTACGGTGCGAACCATGAACGGAATGATTCCAAGTCCTGTCGAAGGATTTGAAAACCCATGAGGAAACAGTAACGCCGTGCCATCTGCTGGTATCGCTTGGATTGCTGACTCATACGTCAAAAACTGCCGCAAGCTCTGACGGGTCAAGTCCCGCTTCTGCGTGATCAACTGGAAATTCACGCCATCAAACAGCACGGTAACTACCTGACCGACCAAGATGTCGTTGGCGGTCAACGCTGATAATCCGTCTTTGGTTATGGTCTTAGCTCCCTTTCCATCCACATTCAGCGTGCAAGCGCCAGCATTGGTGTGGTTTGCGAGGAAGGTGTAAATCTGGCCGGTTCGGTAAGCTGAAGCAGCGTTGGGGTAGGCCGGCGAATTGGTGACCGCATAGTTTCCACCTGCACCCGTTGCCGTGCCTGAAAACACCACTTCGCTGCTGGATCGAATCCACGCCAGATCGGTGGGATTTCCAGACCACTTCATCACGTCGATCGGTCGATCAGACGAATCGGTACGCAGCCAATAGAGTGCAGTGTTTCCGGGTGCGGTTTGCGATGTCACCCATTCCGCGCCGGTATTCAAGTTTCCAATCAGCGCGGCCGCGTAAGCGTCCAGGCGATCCTGTTCGCTCGCGTAGCATTGGGGAGGGGGAAGCTCTCCAGCTGTGATGTCAATCGTTGGCATGGCTAGATTCGGTAGCTGTAATCGTCTGGCTTACACGGGCCGGGGTCGCATTGAAGATCGAGACACCCTCCCGGGCAATCGAAATAGAAAAATTGATCCAGCGGCGCAACGCACCGGTCTGGCCGTCCAGCCAGGAACGATGCGCCAAACCGGCCGCCGTTGTTGCGAACAAGATCCTGCCCGCTCAAACGACGCACAGTGTTGCACGTGATCTGGACGTTGCTGACGTACCGGAAAAAGTTGCCGGTTGCCGAGGTGAACGGCACGTTTGGGCCGACATTCGCGCAGGTGAACGTGGTTGGAGTCGGCGTTCCAGTAACGATGTTTTCGTCGTTGAAGCTGGTGCTGAGGAAACCCTCGGTCGTCACGTGATCACCGATGGACAGGTGATGCGCCTTGTTCGTGGTGAACGTCGCGACGTTTGATGTCCGCTGGTAGGCGATGGGCAGCATTTCCCAGGGGAATTTCACCGGGAGGTTGATGCCAACGAAGCCGCCGCTAGATGAAACGACGGCGCCGGGATTGGTAACCGTGAACTGATTTGCAGCTGGTACGGTAAGAACCGTAAAAACGCCATTGAATGTTCCGTCAGCAACTCCAACCACAGAAACTTCCATTCCAACTTGAAGTTCGTGCGCCGATTGCGTTGTAAATGTTGAAATGCCGCTCCCATCTCTTGACGCACCTGCCGGAGACGCCAACGGGGGGTTGATCGGAATCTGGTAGTCCGTCGGGTAGTACCACTTGCTGCGATCAACGTCGTGATTCAGGACGATAAACGCAGCGTCGAGCGGATCGAAAGCCGCCTGGTAATACCAAGTTCCCGGCCCTTGAAGTAACACGTCATTGTTTTCAACAACCATGTCGCGGTGTGCTGAAATCAATGTGGAATACGGATTCGGATTCGCTGTCAACGGCCCGATCAACTCATACCAATCCTGCACGTTTAACGCTATGAACGCACAAATATCCAACGCTGAGTTGTTGTGGATGCGCGTTCCAAAGTGCTGGTACGAATCAACGTAGAAACACGTTCCAGTAAACCCGTCGAAATTGTTGTAGCGAACCTCGGCGTTTAACGTCTCTCGAACGGTGATAGCATGAACTGGGCTCTGCTGGTTGACCTTGTTTGGTCCTCCGCGAACCTCGTTGCGCTCGAAAGTGCATCCAGCTGCAAGGATCCGCTGGCTGCGAAGCATTTCGACGCTTCCGTCGATGTAAGCTCCGGGAGAGATGTTGTTTCCAGCAATATTTGCAGTGAATCGGTAAGAATCTGGCGTTGATGTGACCGTCAACGATCCGGAGAGCGCCAGATTTACAGCACCGTATCCAGTGACCACGATTGCCGGAAAAACATCGACCCCCACCTGTGCAACAGTAAACGTAAAGTCGCTGACAACGCTCACGACAGAAAAAGATCCGTCAAACGAGTTGTTGCTGACATCGACGGAAACTGCGTTTCCAGGCGCCAGAAAGTGTTTCTGCGATGTTGTGAACGTAACGACATTCGATTGCCGTTGAGCAGAGATAATTCCAAAGACGTAGTTCCCCATCGTCACCGGCACCACGTCCCCAACCCGCAGCGTGTGCTTCATGACGCAGGTGTACGTCGCAACGCCAGCGGATCTGGAAACCACGTTGATCGGATTCACAAGGCTTGAAAAGCCACCGATCGCGCACTGGGTGTTGGCTTCTGCGTTACCGGGATAGAGAACGCTCTGAATCGAGTTTCGCCCCTGGTATCCGAATTTGTTGTTGATCACCCTCACCCCCTGCGTCTCGGTATCCACCGTCATGGGCAGGAACGAGAGGGCGATGAACGTCTCAGCGTCTGCGATACCAACGCCAAAGTCGTAGAACTGGTTGTCGCGGAACACCGCGTTTTCCCCGCGATGATTGATGCCAGCGACCGTGTAGGAGGAGTTGACCCCTGCGGTCGATTGCGCGGTGGCTGGAACGTCCGGGTAGTAGGTCGGAGAGTAGACGCGTCCGTTTTGAGCAGGCAGCGTTATCGGCGCCGTTGTGCGGGAACAATAAAACTCCTGTCCGCCCGGAAGGAATCCATCGACCGTTTTTGTGCCATTGAAGGCCGGGTCGGTCATCCCCGTAATGACAACGCTATCACCGATCGTGAAACCGAAGTTCCAGTCTGGATGCTTTGTGTAAATGTCAGCAAAACCGTTGTTCCTTCCGCCGATGATTACAGCACGAATATCGCGCTGGAACGTGGATTGGGTTATGTTTTGAACATTTCCATAACCAGTAAAAGATCCATCTGCAACACCACTTGTTTTTACGTTTACAATGTATTGATTGATTTCACTTACGTTGGTGTACGGAGACGGGACTATTGGCGGGGAATACGATGGTGTTGCCACCGCAGTTATGAAATGCGGGTAGGCGGTCGTGTACGTGTTTACTCCAGCGGTCCTTGAAACGGATGAAATCGCGATGTCAGCAACCGAGTTGTTCGCATAGTTGCCGTCAAACGTGATGCCTTGAATCAGCGTGTTCTTGCAATTCGTCGCATCCACAGGGCGGCCCGGGTATGCTCCAACACCTCCAACCGCGCCATTGCCGGGATAATTCCCCAGCGTCTTGATCATCTGGATGTTGAATCCATAGGTATCGAGTCGCTTGGTTGACGTATGGTTTGCAAACTTCAGCGTCGTTTGCCCGATGCCTTTTCCGACAAACTCGACGTTGTCGGTTGCAAGTCCGTATCCGAGGACCAACGAAGATGTGTATCCTCCACCGATCAAGTTGATCCAGCCGTCTTCAGTGACCAAACCAGTGTCGGCGCCGGGAACTGCTGCCGTGAATCGAGTGGGGTTGATGATCGAAACAACCTGAAAGCCAAACTGGCTGGCGCCTGTTCCGTTGAAGGTTGAATCGGAAAACCCGTAAAGCGTGATTTTTTCGTTGGCAACAAGTCCGTGCGGCGTGGACGTGTTGAATGTCGCCACGCCACCAGTCCGGATTCGATTGATGATCTTCGCCCCCGGACTCGACCCCAGCAAAAACGTGCCCGCCGGGAAATCGCATCGACCAGCTGTGAGCAAGCATTCGTTGATCGCCCACGCGCTGTTTCGCAGCCCGCAGGGATCCGCTCCGTAATCAACTGGGTTTGAAGAGGGCATACTAGGCAGAGAGTAACGGGCAGGCCACTCGGCTGAGATCGCCGTAGATGTCCTCCTGGAGACGTTGGGCAACCATGGCAATTCGCTTCAAGCGAAACCTGCCGGTGTTCACGTAACGCAGCTGGAATTCGTAGCCATCGCGAGTGAAACCGCCGGTCTGCACGTCGCACTTGTCAGGCGGCTGCGGCAAGGCGATGCGCGATCGGGCGGGCGGCTGGTAGTATTTGACCTCTTGGCAGTTGATCACCGCCGGCGGGCACGAAACCTCACCGGGCTCGCAGTTGCGGTACTTGGCGCAGTCCTTGAACTCCGCCCATGGTTGCCAACACTCACCCTCGTTGGCCTTAAAGTAGACCTTGGATTCGATGTTGCCCATGACCTGATCGTACCACTGTTCGGCGCTCATCAGGCGCTTCTTGTTGGCAGGCTCGGCAAACGTGAGTGAGCGTGTTTCAACGATCCACTCGATCGGCGAATCATCGAACCCATCGAAATCAAACTGGCCAGTACGGGTGATCTCGTAGAGACCGATCTTTCCCTGATCCAGGCCAAAAACGAAGCATCTTTCTGAGTTCCTGACCCGAACCGTCAGCATCTGGAGAATGTCAGCACAGGTCCAGACACCTTCCCAAGCGGGAGGCAACTTCCGTCCCATACCAGAGACCAGATCGAAATCCATCACTACCAACCCTCGATGAACGACGCCGCGACCGTTTACCTTCTGCGGCTGTATGGTCATCAGCATCCGGTTGTCAAAGTTCACGGAGCTAGCAGCCTTGAGGTAAAACTCTGTGTCGTAGGCCAAGGCCCTCACAACCTGCCGGCTAATAGGGGTGTTTCCCCATTCGGTGAAATCGCGCCTGGCGTAGATCAACGACCTAATTCCGTCCTGCGCACGAAATATCAGGTCACCGTTCATGGGAACGATGGATTCGTGATTGAACGACCCAAAGTTTAGCAATGCGAATCGCTGGATCGGATAACTAAGATCCTTCCAAACGTCGCGGTCCACTGGGGCTGCAAACGCGTAGGTAGCGGTCGGCGTGAAAACCAGCAGGTCGCCATCTCCCAGCGACGTGTCCAAGTTGGCGCCAAACGCCAGTCCGGTGATCGGGCCATTGGAGACGGCAAAGGCACCACCTTCATTGAGGAATGTGTTTTCGGTAAATCGAATGACGGAGTTGCGGCCGTAGGCTGGATCTCCATAGACCAAGTCTCCACCGTAGTATTCCGATCCACTGGCCACCCAGAGGCGCCCTTTACCGTAAGCCATCGGGCCTCCGACTGGAACTTCTTCACCAGTGGCGCGCCGAAACGTCGTTCCGTCAAACAGGTACGGAGCGTTCAGTTGATCTTGAACAATCAACCAGTTTTCCGCCTGCTGGAAAAATACATGATCCGCGTTCGGGTTGTTGGCCTGCAACCAGTATCCAGTGAAACTCGGTCCCAGCAATGGCCCTGCATCAACGCCAGGGCTGTACGTTGTGAACGTCGTTGGCGTCGGCGTGTTTTGAATCACGAAGTCACCGAAAAAACCTTCAGGAAACGAAGCGCCAACGCGCTCAGGCAGCCGCACAACCATTCCCGGAAACAAACCATGTGGAACGGAGCAGGTGTAGGTTGCGATGTTGGCAACGCGCCCTCGAGTATCAACCGTGAATGTGCCACCTTGAGGTGTTTGGTCTGAGACGAGGAAATTATTTTCGATGTCGATGCGGAACATTTTTCCGCTGATCGAAGCGAACAGATACGGCGTGCCATCATCGTTCACATAGGCGCCGCAGCCCTGGAAATACCCAGTCTTGAATGCGTCTTGAACGGCCGCGTTGTAGTAACCCGAGTCAGTGACAACGGTCGGATCCGGGAACGTCAACCCTTTCAACCAGATCCCTGGCCGCGCCTTGGGAAAACCTCCACGGACAGTCGTGTTCACCGCCCAAGCCAGTTGGTTGGGTTGAATCAATGACGGAGAGAACCCGCTATCTACACCCCCTTCAGAGGTGAGCAGGCCGTCAACCACGCGATTCTTTTCGGCGACCATGACGCTTGAACCCATTGAAAGGCCATCGCAGGATTCCCGCAAGATGAATGAAAGCCCCGATTACTTGTCCATACCGTGGCGTACAAAAGACCGCTTCCTGATCGAGGCTGAGATGGTGCGTCGTGGCGGGTACATTCACAACGCCGGCGTGAAGTACGGTCAGGGCAAGTATTACCACTTCCGCGCTGCCATGACGGCGCTGTGGCCGCACTTCGACTGGCATGAATGGTCGGAGCTTCTGATCCAAGCATTCGTCGAGAACCAAGAGGTTGGCATCATGGGGCCGGGTTCATCTGGCAAGACGTACAACTCCGCAGCTTTTGGGTTGTGCTCGTTCTACATCTGGCCGAAGGGCACCTCGATCATCATGTCGTCAACGACGCGTGAAGGTCTCCAGCTGCGAATCTGGGGCTCGATCAAGGAGCTTCACAACAAAGCCAAGGAACGCCGCGAGTGGCTCCCGGGCCGCGTAATTGAAAGCCGGTTCATCCTGACCAGTTCAGATGAAGACGCCGAAGCGCAAGACTTTCGAGACGGCATCATCGGTGTAGCGTGCAAGGTGGGCGGCACGTTTGTCGGCCTCTCGAACTACGTCGGATTGAAGAACGATCGCGTGATGTTGATCGCGGACGAAGCCTCACTGATGGGGCGCGGTTTCTTGGACTCGGTGGCTAACCTTCGCAAGAACCCCGAGTTCAAGCTGATCGCGATGGGCAACCCCAAGGACCGCAATGATGCGCTTGGCGTAGTGTGCGAACCGCATCCGACATTCGGCGGCTGGGAGGGTCTCGAATACTTGGAGAAAACGCGCACCTGGAGAACGCGGGCGCCCGGTGGGTTGGCTGTCCAGCTGTGTGGATACGACACGCCGAATGCGAAATTCCCCAAGGGCACGAATCCGTATCGAGGCATCATCACGCCGGAGCAGATTCAGGCGGACCTCGATTACTACGGCCGGGACTCGTTGCAGTTCTCGATGATGAACCTCGGTCTGCTGCCTCGGGACGGTGGCACCAGGCGCGTGGTCACGATGTCGTTGTGCGAGCAGAACCAAGCGTTCGACGATGTCGCGTGGGACCGCGCTGACAAGATCATCCGCGTGATCGGCATCGACGCTGCGTACTCGGGCGTCGGCGGTGACCGATGCGTTATGACGGACCTCAAGTTCGGACCAGATGCGTCCGGTCGCACGGTGCTAGCATTCGCAGAACCGCCCATTGTGATTCCGGTCACGGCGGTCAAGGCGCAGCAGGCCGAAGAGCAAATTGCCGAGTACGTGTTGCTGTACTGCAAGCAGCGCAATATTAACCCGGAGCAGGTGGGGTTTGACTCCACTGGACGCGGCACACTGATGTCTGCGTTCGCTCGCCTGTGGTCTCCGCAGGTGGTTCCGATTGAGTTCGGCGGGAAGCCACTGGATCGTCCGGTACGCCAGGGGGATGCGAAGACCGAGCGCGAGGCCTACGGCAAGATGGTGACTGCACTCTGGTATTCGTCTCGCCTACTCATCGAATCCAAGCAGTTGCGGAAACTGCCGCGTGAAGTCGCCGAGGAAGGTGCGATGCGCGAGTGGGGTATCGCCCGTACTGGATTGATCGACGTGGAGCCGAAGCACAAGACCAAGGAACGCATGGGCCGATCGCCTGACTTGTGGGATTCGTTCGTGGTTGCGCTCGAAATGGCGCGCCGAAACGGTTTTGAGATTGCAGGCGGCCACGGTGTTGGTATTGTCAAGCGACAGACACCAAAGTGGCTGACGCGTATGTCTGACAAGCGCCGGTCAGTGGAGTCTCAACATTCGCTAACCTACTCCTAATCTTATGGCCTCATTCAACAAAGTCATCCTAGTCGGAAACCTCACCCGCGACGTAGAACTCAAGCACCTGCCGAAGGGAACCGCCGTCTGCAACCTGAGCATGGCAGTCAATCGCCGCTGGAAGACTGAGTCCGGTGAAGACAAGGAAGACGTCTACTATGCTGAGTGCAAGGCCTTCGGAAAGCAGGCTGAAACGATCGCCCAGTACGTCAAGAAGGGGCATCCGTTGTTGGTTGAGGGGCGTCTGACTCGGGAAGAGTGGGACGACAAAAAGACCGGCGAGAAGCGGTCCACCACTCGGATCATGATTGAGACCTTCCAATTCCTGAAGGGTCGCGATGAAGGTGCTGCGCCGGCTCCGCGCCGTGAGTCTGCCCCAGCCGCTCCCAAGCCTGATCTGGACGATTCAGACGATCTCCCGTTTTAATGCTGCCGTATGAGCAACATGAATCTGAATTCGTTCCCCAACGGTGGATGGCAGTATTACCAGCCCGAAACCAAGTGGAATAAACCCAACCCGATGAACGATGATTTCTACGAAACGGCCAGAATCATCGCGCAGCATCGGGCCGCCAACGGTCTCCCGGCTTCACTCGAGAAGGCCCAGCTGGATCTAGAGAACTACACCAAGGCCCGTTTTCCGTCCACGTACTCAACACCAGGATCCAATGTACAACCAAGGGTTTCAGGCTGTCGCACGTGCGGCCGCTAAATTGCGCCAGACGGCTCAAGGAGCGCGCATCCTAGCCGAATGGCTGGGTGATGGTGGTGTGCCTGTCGATCGCCGGCAGGCGCAGGATCGCATTGATACCTGCAACCGCTGTATTCACAACAAACCCACGGATGCACGGTCGGTTACCAAGACCGTGGCCGAGGCTATTCTTGAGCAGGAACAGGCGCGCAATGACATGGCGATGTTTCTGCAAGGGGAGTGGCTTGCTGGCACCTGCGAAGTCTGCGGGTGCTACCTGAAGCTGAAGGTCTGGGTCCCTCTTTCGTATCTTGGCAAGACCGAAATGCCCGATAATTGCTGGATTTCGCACGAACGGAAAGCAATCTGACACCGATATGAGCTTCAAGGAACCCAGCAGAGTCTGGAAC